GCCGACGGGGCGCTGGAACTGCCGCGCGGCATGGCGCTGGCGAACCTGCGGTGGGAGTGGATCGCCAAGGGCATCCCGTGGATTGACCCGCTGAAGGAAGTGAACGCCGACATCGCCGCCCTCGGGGCGTGCCTCGCCTCGCGGACCGATGTGCTGAAGCAGCAAGGGAAGGACTTCTTCGACGTGGCGGACCAACTGGCCGTGGAGAACGAGTACCTCGATTCCCTGGGCCTGCCCACCAACGTCGCCGCCGCCAACGCCCAGATTGTGGAGATCACCAATGGCTGAGCCGGGCGCCATCACGCTGGAATCCGCCCGTCAGACCGGCAGCGTGCCGGCGTCCGCCCTGCGGATGGTCGGCGGCCCGTTTGAGTTGGGCGACAACGGCGAGGGCGCGAAGTCCGCACCCATCCGCATGAAGGCCCGCACCGGGCAGCCCGTCCAGCACTGGTTCTGGGGCCAGGTGGTCCACGACATGGCCGGCATGCGGCTGCACAAGGACCGGCTGCCCATCGATTACGTGCACAACCCGGCCGAGGTCATCGGATACCTGAACCACTTCCGCGCCGACACGGACGGCCTGGAGGTGTCGGGGGCGCTGGTGCCCTACAAGGACAGCGACCGGGCCTCGGAGATCATCCACAAGGCCCGCGCGGGCGTGCCCTACGAGGCCTCCATCTATTTCGGCGGCGATGGCATCAAGGTCGAGGATGTTGCCCAGGGCCAGGTCGCGCAGGTGAACGGCTTCCAGTTCGCAGGTCCCGGTATCGTCATCCGCGAGTGGCCGCTGCGGGGCGTGGCCGTGTGCCCGTATGGGGCCGACATGAACACCCGCTCCGAACTCGCCCAGGGCGAGAGCATCCACGTCACGTTCACGAACCTGCCCGCCGTGGCGGGCAAAGGAGAAATCGCAATGTCTGAACCGAAACCCGCCGAGGCCGTGCCGCCCGTCGTGGTGACCGCGCCGGCTGTTGACGCGCCGAAGACTGAACTTGCCGCCGAGGCCCCGAAGGCCGTCGACACGGAAAAGAAGGACCCGCCAGTGCCCGCCGCCCCGCCCGCCGCACCCGGCGCTGCGGCACTGTCGGATGCGCGGGCCGAGTGCAAGGCGTTTCTCGACGCCTTCGGCCCGAAGGGCGGCGAGTGGTTCGCCGCAGGAAAGACGTTGGCCGAGGCCCAGGCGCTCCATGCCCAGGAACTCCGCGCCGAAAACGAGGCCCTCAAGGCTCGCCTCGCGGCCCTGGACCGGGGCGAGAAAGCGCCCGTGACGTTCCAGCCGGAGAAGCGCGACGACGCTCGGGCGAAGCGCCGGGCGGAACTCAAGGGCAAGGTCGGCGACAACCTCGCCGCCTTTGCCGCCGAAATCGACTGCACCAGAAAGAAGGAAGGGAACTGACACATGGCACTGCCCACTCTGCTTGACATCGCCAAGGCGAACGGGTCCGACGGCGTCGTCGGCCTGATTGACGAGGCCACCAAGGCCCATCCGGAACTGACCCTGGCGCCGGCCCGCACCATCAAGGGCCTGAACTATAAGACCCTCGTCCGCACGGCCAACCCGACCGTCGGCTTCCGCAACGCCAACGAGGGCACCGCGGCCACCAAGGGGACGTATGAGAACCGCCTGGTGGAGACGTACATCCTGAACCCGCGATGGGAATGCGACAAGGCGGTCGCCGACCGGTACGAGGACGGGCCGGAGGCGTACATCGCCCTGGAGGCGTCGGCCATTCTCGAAGCGGCCATGCAGACGTTGGCCGCGCAGTTCTATTACGGCACCGGGGCCGACGCGAAGGGGTTCCCGGGCCTGGTGGCCGCCTACGACGCGACGAACATGGTGGTGGACGCCGCCGGCACGACCGACTCCACCTGCTCCAGCGTCTGGGCACTGCGGTTCGGCCCCAACCACGTGACCTGGGTGTACGGTAACGGCGGCAGCCTGGAACTCTCGGATATGGCCGAGCAGCGCATCCTGGATGCGAGCGACAACCCGTTCACCGCCTATGTCCAGGAACTCCTGGCGTATCCGGGCCTCCAGGTGGCGAGCCTGCGTTCCATCGGCCGGATCAAGAAACTGACCGCGGACACCGGCAAGGGCCTGACGGACGACCTCATCGCGGACTTGCTGTCGAAGTTCCCGGTGGGCGTGCGTCCGGACATCCTGCTGATGAGCCGACGCAGTCTGCGGCAACTTCAGGACAGCCGCACGGCAACGAACGCCACGGGCGCCCCGGCGCCGTTCCCGGCGGAATCGTTCGGCGTGCCGATCGCGCCGACCGACGCCATCACGAACACCGAGACCCTGACCCTGTAACACGTCCGCTGGCAGGTCGCCGCGGCGACCGCCCCACGCGGCGCATGAAAGGAATCGAACATGGCACTCGCAGTGAAAGACGCGCTCCTGAAGGTGACCAAGGCCCTGCCGAACGGCGCGGCCACCGTCTATTCCGACGGCATCGACCTGGGGCACGGCAGCAAGGGCGACTTCCTGGCCGAGGTGGAATTCAAGATCAGCGCCCCGGTGCTGACCACCACCCAACAGCCCAACGCCAAGACGCTGACGTACACGATCCAGCACGACGACGCCGTCGGATTCGGGACCGTCGCCGATCTGTATCCGGGCGTCATCGTGCAGACGGGCGCCGGCGGCGTGGGCTGCATAGCCGCCGAGTTCGCGGCCCGACTGCCGGTGGACGTGAAACGCTACGTCCGCGTCAAGGCCGTCGGCAGTGCCACGGGCGATTCCAGCGCCGCGAGCCTGACGTTCGAGGTCCTCCTGTAAAGGGACCGGCCATGCCCGACGTCTTCGCCAACGCGACGGCCGCCCTTGCCGCGACGATGGAAGGCGCGGCCGGCGAGATCGTCCGCTGGGATCGCGGCGGCATAGCCCTGTCGCTCACGGCCTGGCGGTCTCCGCAGCCGGCGGCGTTCAGCACCCTTGATGGCGCCGGGGCGGTGGTCGAGTACGAGTCGTGGGAATGGCATTGCCGGGCGGCCGCCCTGGGCGCACTCGGCCGTCCGGAGCGGGGCGACCTCATCACGGCGGCGGATGGGCGGGTCTACGAGGTCCTGCCGGTGCCCGGCGGCCAGCCGTACAGCGGAGACCTGATCCTCAGGGTCCACACGAAACTCGTTGAAGGGGAGATCGGGTGATGAGGGGCGAGCCGACTGACCATGACCTTCTGATTCGCATCGACGAGCGCGTCGCCAAACTCGACCGCTGCATCACGAACCACCTGGCGCACCACTGGGCCTTCACGCTGGCCCTGTTGGGTGCGGTGCTGACGGCCCTGGCCTCGCTTGCCATCGCCCTGGGGACGAAATGACATGGCCGTCATCACCGACATCGCGGACGCCGTGGTGGCCGAGATGAACGGCCATACGTTCAGCCAGCCGTTCACCGCCGAGCGGAGAATCCGGCCCCGATTCAGCATCACCAAGGGGGAACTGAAGGACCTGAAGGTGGCCGTGGTTCACGGCCCGGCAATCGGCGCGGGCCTTTCGGGCCGGAAACTGGCCGACGAACAGTACACCGTCATGGTGGCCGTGCTCCAGAAACCGGCTGAGGCGACGCCGACTTATTTCGATCCGCTCATGGCCCTCGTGGAGGAAATCCGCGATTACATGGCCTGGCGGCGGCTCGCGGCCGTCGATGCGGTCTGCATCCGATGGGCGTTCGCCGAGGACCTGCCGTTCATCGGGGAACTCGCCGACCAGTCGGGGGTGTTCACCGGCGGCCTCACGCTCACGTATCGAGTATTAAGGAAGATTCCATGAGACAGCCTATCATCCGCGACGTGGTTGTGACGGCCGAGTACGTGGCGCTCGTGCCCGCCCGCACGGCCTTTTCGGGCATGATTCAGTGCCCGCCGGACAATGCCGACAGCGTCGCGGTCCAGGGCGACGACGGCTCGGATACCGCGTGGCTGCCGGGCGAATGCAACGAGTTCGTCAACGTCGACCTGTCGCTCATCCTCGTGAAGGGGACGCCGGGCGACGTGGTTGCAATCCGGGGAGGGGCGTGACATGCCATACCGATCTCTGCCTGGGCCGAAAGGCGACACGGGGCCGATGGGCGACATCATCTGGAAGGGCGCATGGTCGGCCGAGACGACCTATGCCGCCGATGACGCCGTGACGAACGGCGGATCATCCTACATGGCGACCGACGCGAGCACGGACATCGAGCCGGGCGTCGATGAAGGTTGGGAGGGTTATTGGGATGTGTTCGCCGTCAAGGGCGCCGCCGGTGACCAGGGCACCCAGGGCGAGGCTGGCCCGCAAGGCGAGACTGGCGCCGCTGGTACTGATGGGGAGCCCGGCGTCAATGGAGCCACTTGGCTTATTGACCCGGGCTCGGAAGACGGGGTGATTGGCGACCTTGCCCTGAGCACTGGCCAATATGCGGGCTTGGTAGAGCGGAAGAGCGAGTCGGGCTGGGGTGAAATCTGCAACATCATGGGTCCGCAAGGCGACCAGGGCGCGACTGGCGACCAGGGCGACCCCGGCCAGGGCTTTGCATGGCAAGGCGCGTGGCAGTCGGGTCATGCCTACGCCGCTAATGACCTTGTGCGCGAAGAGGGCGTTTGGCTGTGCATCCTGTCCTATAACGGCAGCGGCGATGGCCCGTCCGCCGACCCTACGCATTGGGAACAGTTTGCGGAAAAGGGTTCTCAGGGTGACAAAGGCGACCCTGGCGACCCCGGCTCGAACACGCCTATCAACCTTACGAACCTTCCCACGTCCGACCCCGCTGTAGCGGGTGCGCCGTGGAACAACGATGGCACACTGGACTTTTCCGCGGGCAACTAGGAGGTATAGACATGGCTGCAACCGAAGGCGTAGTCGGCGATCTGGGCGGAGTTGGAGATGAGGGCGTTCAGTGCGACCCCGGCGCAAGGGGCGTTCAAGGTGAACCCGGCAGGCCGGCGCTCGGCCAGAGGACCGCCGATACCCTTGCCAGCGCCGTGACGCTCGAGGGCGAGACGGCCGAAAGGGCCATTGTGCTGGAAGAGCGGACGTCTACCACGCTCTCCATCGCCGATGCCCGTCGCCAGTTGGCGGCGATTGACAGCCGCCTTATCGCCCTCGCCGCCGAGTCCGCGAACCTGACGACTAAGCGTGTTCGGCTTGCCGCCGCCGTCGAGGCCGCCACGGCGCAGGCGTAGCGGGCGTCCGGGCTTAGCGTCGGCCGAGAACCAGGAAAAGGAGAACCGACATGTCAGTCGCCGTCAGCATCGAATCCGTCCTCACGGTCATTGAGACGCTCTCCGGCAGCCGCCCGTTCGCGGTCGATGCGAAGGCGAGGGTGACGCACGACCTGCTCAACACCGAGAAGACCCTCGCGGCGGGTACGACCCCGCCGGCCACGAAGGTGGCGGCGTTCCAGAAGGCCCTCGCGGCGGGCGTGGCGACCATCGACCTCGCGGCGCTTGTCGGGACGAACGGGGCGGCCCTCGACGGAACCGGCCTGAGGGTCCAGGCGATCCTGCTGAAGAACCCGGCGACGAACGCCAACGCGATCACGGTCGCCATCGGCGCGTCGAACGGCTATGACGGCCTCGGGGCCGACTTCAGCATTACGCTCCAGCCGGACGCTCACGCCCTGATCTTCGCCAACAATTCAGGGGGGTACATCGGGCCGACCAAGAAGACGCTCGACCTGTCGGGCACGCTGGCCCAGGTCCTGGACGTCATCATCGTCATGGGCTGACCGGCCCGCCCGGGCGCTGGGCCGGTCCGTATCGCGGAACATTGAGAGGAGACACGCATGGAAGGCTTTGAATGCAAATTCTACCGGAACGACGGCACCTATGACACACCCGAATGGGTCGAGATACCGCTCGTCGGGGACCTGCGGTGTCCGATGTCGTTTGAAGAGGTCAAGGTCATGCTCCGGAAGATGGCCGGGTGGACCGCCACCGAGCCGGGCGCGGCGAACCTGGAGTTTTCCTTCGACACGGTCTGGGACAACACGGATGAGGACTTCCAGACCCTTCTGGCCGCGTTCCTCGGCCGGACGGCCATCGAGTTCCAGGCCCTGACCGGAGACATCGAGGTGGCGGGGTCGCAGGGGCCGCGGGCGACGTGCAAGATTCTCCGCTTCGACCGCGGCGAGCCGGTCGGCGGCGTCGTAACAGCCGCCGTGACGATCAAGCCGTGCATCTCCGACCATCCGCCGGAGTGGACGGAAATCGAGGCATGATCCCGGCGGGCATCCTCGGCCGGACAGCGTAACGGAGATCGCCGTGAAGACCTTCAAGGACGCCAAGGGCCGCGAGTGGACGGTCGATATCACCGTCGCCGCCGTCCGCCGCATCAAGGACCTCGCCCAGGTTGACCTCCTCGCGCTCCTGGACAAGGAGAGCGACCTCTGGGCGTCGATCCTCCGAAGCCCGGTGCTCCTGGGGGCCGTCCTCCACGCCGCGTGTCGACCCCAGGTGGACGGCAAGCCCCTCTCCCGCGAGGACTTCGACGAGGGCCTGGCGGGCAAGGCCATCACCGATGCGCTCGTGGCGCTGGAGGAGGACCTCATAAGTTTTTTCCCGGCGCACCTCCAGGCGGCCGTGCTGGAGGCGATGCTGGCGGCAAACAGCCGGGCGATGGAGCGAATGAGGACGGCCGTGGCATCGTTCCCGACCGATGGCGGTGGGTCGACGAACTCGCCGGCATCGTCGGGACCGACCCCGGCCCCCTCACCATCCGCCGGCTCGTCGTAATGGCCGATGCGCGCCTGCGCGAAGCGTGGAACCGCCAGTCGCAGTTGATGGCATGGATCGGCAACGTACATGGAGGGAAGCGCGGCGGCCGGCCGTTCCACGCGGCGGAACTCGACCCGTACCAGTCGGCCGGCCACAAGGACGGGTTGCCGCTGACGGCGAAGGCGCTGGCCGGAATGCGGCCCCTCTTCGGCCGCGTCCACAAACTCAAGGCAAGCCAGGTGCGCGTGAGGAAAAAGAAATAGGAGACCGGTCATGCGAAGCACAACCATCATCTTGTATCTGTGCCTTGCCGCCAGCACGTGCGGCTGCTCCCTCTTTGCCACGAGCAAAGTGACGCCGGCTGAATCGGACGCCCTGCGGACCGTCAACCAGGAACAGGTCGCCGGCGCGCCCGACGTGACGACGACCACAATCACCATCGACCCCGTCCGATATCCCCTCGCGCAGCCGGTCCATGAGGAACCCGCGCCCGGGCCGGTGCCAGTGGCGGCAGGGCCGCCGGATTCGCCGGCCCTCGATACGCCGGTCATCATGTACCTCGGAGACCGGAAGGTCCAGGCCCCGGCCGGAAGCCGGGTGAGCGTGACCATCGGCGAAAGTAAGAGCCGCGTCCTCGCCAGTCTGGCCCAGACCGACAAGAGCCACGGCAAGGGACTGGGCGTCCGGACCTCGGCGTCGAGCGTCCTTGCCACCATGAAATTCGACCCGCCCGAGGCCCGGCTCGGCGACCTGGCGGGCACCACGGCCACGGAATCGACGGGCGGCGGCGGAAGCGTGGGCCTCAAGGCCCTGACGGACGCGGGCGGCGGATGGGTTCTCTATGGTCTCGGTGCGGCGGCGATCCTGGCCGGGCTGGTCCTGGCGATTTGGCTTAAGCACATCGGCCTGGGCATCGCCCTGGCGGTCGGCGGATTCCTCCTCATCGCCACGGCGACGCTCTTTGATCGGTACCCGTGGGTCGTCTGGATTCTGGTCGGCGGCGGTGTCTGCCTCCTGGCCTAGTTCATCTTCATCGGCCGCAAATCCGCCGTCGTCTCGGACACCCTCAATGCCGTGGTCGCGGGCGTCGAGAAGGCGGGCGTCGCGGCCCAACCGGTCAAGGACGCCATCGCGGTGGCCGCCGGGGCCCAACTCGTCAAGGTGAAGGCCGTGGTCGGCAAGGTGAAGGCGAAACTCGGCCTGGCCGGCCCGGCCTGAAGCAGCGTCGCCGCAGCGGAGCAGCCCGTGATCGGCATCACCTACGCATGCAGCCGCGTCTTCTTCGACACGCCGCGCGTGATCGCCGCGCTTGACCCGGTCAAGTGGCGGTATCTCGGCTCGGTCGGCGCGCTCGTGCGGACCATCGCGCGGCACTCGATGCGGGTCGTCACTCCCATCGGCGTCCAGCGGCAGCAGATCGCCGCCGGCACGCGGAAGCGGCTGCGGATGGGCACGCCGGGGAAGATCGACGCCGGCGGCATCGGCGGCCCGCCCGACGCCATCCTGCCCCATCCCTGGCTTCGCGGCGAGGAGGGGTCGCGGTTCGGCATCTTCTTCGCGTTCGACTTCGGCAGGAAGACGGTGGTGGTGGGCCCCAATCTTATGCCGGGCCGTCCATACAACGTGCCGATGCTCCATGAGTTCGGCGGCCGTGTGACAGTCCGGAACCGGATGCGGAAGGTCCGGAAGTTGGGCCAGGTCGGCGAGATAAGGGCGCCGATGGGCGACTCGCCGACCGGGGAAGAGGTAGCCATCCGGCAGCCGAACCTGGCCGGTGTCGTCTTTGCCCGCCTCCGGACGCCGGCCCAGGTGGCGCGGGCGAACCGGCTTAATGAACAACTGTACGGGCCGATGACCTACGTGGGTCACTACAGGCCCAGGCCGTACATGCGGCCGGCCCTTGAGGTTGCGAGGCCCCGGATGGGGGAACTCTGGAACGAAGCAGTGCGCACATCCACGGTCGCATGGGCCAAGAGCGAGGTCCGGGCGATGGTCGGTTAAAGCGGAGACGGGCTGACAATGGCTGACGCCGGTGCAATTCGTGCGGGTGGCGCCCAGGTCGAAATC